GCTCCCGCTCGCGAACGATATGTTCCGCCGTTCGGACGCCGACCATTTTGATACGGCCGAACGACCAGTAGATACTGTCGCTATGGTAGTCGGTATAAAACTGCACCTGCGAGAGGTTGATGTCGGGCGGCACGATACGGGCTGCAGAGCACCGCTCCATTTCGGACATCAGCGTAACGATCTCCTTGTCATCGGCGTATTGCAGGGCCACGGTATAGAAGGCCGTGGGATAGTTAGCCTTGAGCCATGCACCGACGTAAGCCGTAATCGCGTAGGCCGAGGCGTGGGATAGGTTGAAGAGATAGCTTCCGGCGCTTTCGATCAGATCCCAGATGCGCAGGGCGTCGTCCTTCGGGCATCCCTTCTCTGCTGCTCCCGTCATGAACTTCTCCCGCATAGCATGAATAACGTCGATCTTTTTCTTGGAGATCAGCTTGACGAGCCGCACACCTTCGGCCAATGAAAAGCCGCCCACGTCGCGGACGAGGCGGCTGACCTGCTCCTGATAGATCAACTGCCCGCAGGTATCTTTCAGGGCATCGTACGTTCCCCACAGGTAGACCGGAGCGACCTCGCCCAGACGGCAGCGCAGGTAGTTCTCCGCCGCGCCGGAGTCGAGCGTTGCCGGACGGTAGAGCGCATTGGCCGCGATCAGATCACCGATCGACGCCGGCTGCATATCCTGCAGATAACGGGTCATGCCTGCCGAGGATAGCTGGAAGATGTTGGCCGTGTAGCCTTCGCAGAGCAGTCCGTAGGTCTTTTCGTCATCCAGTCCGCTGAGTACGATCTTTTCGAAGGAGATGCCCGAATCGTAGATACGGTTGATTTCATTCAGTACGGACTGTATCTTCGTAAGTTCCAGAATGCCGAGGCAGTCGTTCTTCAGAAGACCCACTTCATCCAACGAGTAGCCGTCCAGCTCGCTGACGAGCATGCCGTCCACCCGTTTTACGGGCGTGAAGTCGAAACATTCGGACGGCTCTCCGTCCCGGTGCTCCGGCGTGATCAGGATGGCCGAGGCGTGCACCGAGGCCGAACGAGGCTGGCCCAGCAGCGGGCGCATATCTTCGACGGCCTGCGGGTAATCGTTCACGAACTTGCGGACTTTGGGCGTGCGGGCCGCAAGGCGGAACAGGTCGGTCCATGTCGCATCGGAAGAGCCGATGATCGCCGAGATATAGTTAGCCAGCGACACGGGAATCTTATGCACGCGGCAGACGTCCTTCAGGCAGGCTTTGAGCTTCATGGTCGAGAAAGTCCCGGCCGAGAAGACCCGCTGCCGCCCTTCGATATTGTAGCGGCGCTCCAGATACTCCTTGACCTCCTGACGACGGTCGGCCTGATAATCGACATCGACGTCGGCCAGCACGCGGCCGGGACCTTGCAGGTAGCCCTCGTCTGCCTCCGTATCGAGAGCTTCGACCGGAGCTTTTTCGTGTGTGATCTTCGTTATTCTCATGATTGTCGGTCTATTTCAAACAGTAAATCGCGGTTGTCGAACAAGATGTCGTCTCCTTCCCGAAGTTCGTCGGCATAGACCTCGATCTGTTCGTCGCCGCGGCGTACCACGAGCCGGGCATCGCGGTCCAGCAGGATCTCGCGGCTGTTCTCCAATCCGATGCGGTAGCTGTCCTTCGAGTCGATGCGTCCTACGATACGCGTGGTGCAGGCCGCATACAATCCGGCGCGTTCGGGCAGTAGGAAACGCTCGAACAACAGACCGTACTTCACAGGGTCGATCAGCGTGATGCCCAGCAGGTACAAGGCCAGACAGCCGCCCGCCGAGCCTCGACCGCAGCCTACGAGGATGCCGTTGCGGCGCGCCCAGTTCAC